GGTTAAGTAACGCCGGTGTACAGGTCAGCGGATCAAACTGGTTCAGTGGCCACGTCACCCAGCCGTACACCTCCACCCAGAACCGCCGCGCCGTTTGCAGCAGTTTTCGCGGCTCGCCCCTGTCCATCCAGGAGGGAAGTACCATTCCGGCCAGTTTTTTCATGAACTCATTCATTCTCAATACTCACCACAAGCGATTTCAGACGCGGCACATTCAGCTCACTGGCAATGTCATCCAGCGAAAAATTCAGCGATTCCGTTACCGGAAAGTTTTTATGGATTTCGCGCCCCAGCTGCGAGAAGGAGAACCGTGAATACGGCCACGTCCTTCTGACGTCATAGTCCGTATTTTCCCGGAAGGCGCACCGGATCAGGTTTTCAATACCGTCCTTCAGGCGCTTCTGTTCATCATCACTGATGTTGTTCAGGTTCCTGACCCAGACAGTGACCGCCAGATCGTGCAGGGTTTCCGGCATGGCATAACACTGCATATCGTCCCCGTGGCCGTGATGCCCCTGCGTGTTGATATAGTCATTCACGGCATCCACAAACGGCGCAGAAGCCACGCCGCTGTCCAGCAATAAATAGGCGTTGGCTGTCCCCGGCCCCCTCGGTGCTTCGTGCTCAAAGAAAATCCGGTCAATGCTCAGTCCGGCAACACCGGCTATCATCGACCGGTACACCGCGTCCGTGTGGTAGTTGCCCACCAGGTTAAACTGGTTACGGCAACGCTCACGCAGCTCATCATCGCTTTCCTCATCCGCGCCCGGTACGGTCAGCCAGTTCTCTTCACTGGCCACATGGCTGATGCCGTCCACGGCCACCGGCAGAATGCGGTAATATCCCGGCGCAAGGTTATATGCGCCGCCCGTTCCCGTTGCCTTTACCGGCAGCAGTGCGCTGGCGGTACCGGAGGCGATCACCACATCTTCCGTGATGGCCAGTTCATACACCCTGCCGTTAATACGTTCTGTCTGTATCACCGTTCCGGCCTTCACCGTCACCACGGCGCTGGCGTCTTCCTTGTAAAAACGGATAACGCCCTGTGCAGCGCTGGCGGGCTTCGGCGTGATATTCACCGCCCATGCCAGCAGCCGTAACATGCTTCCACTGGCCGTGGCCACAAACATATTTGCCAGTACGGTGGAGATCAGAACCTCCTTCAGCCACATCACCGGCGCGGTTACAATGGCCGTGACCAGTCGCCAGAACGGAGACATACGGGAGGTATTCGTGATAATTCCCTCCTCCGTCGCAATGGCATTAAAGCGATCGCGAATCTCTTCTTCCGTCACCGGCATACCGCTGGCTTTCACCACCTCTTCAAAGTCAACCTGTGGCTTTTCCGTCATAAATCCACCTGTACCGATATTCCGCCAAAGTCATAAGTACTGGCCGTGATCCACAACCGTGTCCGGCTTTCTTCACCGATTTCCACCGTCCCCGGAACGATGCGCTCATCATCTTCAATCAGTAATTCCATGCGGGTAAAAATATCTGCCCGCATGGTCGGGCTTCTCTCGGCAATTAATTCCGTTGCCAGACCGCTTTCAATAATGGAATGAATAATGTCCTGCCCGATACTTTTACGGTTATTACATAATTCAGGTTCATTACCGGTATTCAGGACAAAGTCATTCCCCTGAATTAATAAATCAACATACAGGATTTCATTCATACGCCCAGCTCCTGAAACTCCATTAACTGCCCCGGCGTTATCATTTCTTTTGGATAGATATTGACAGTATTAATTTTCCGGCTGTTATCCGTCACAGACCCTGAGTTATTACTGACAGATTTACTGATACCACCTTTATCAATTCCTTTTAGCTCGCCACCTGTAGATAAATTATTTACTGTTAATGGTGGCGAAGAGGTTTCATTAGCCATTGAGATATCAACGCCGGGGCAGTTAATGGAGTTTCAGGAGCTGGGCGTATGAATGAAATCCTGTATGTTGATTTATTAATTCAGGGGAATGACTTTGTCCTGAATACCG